AGGGCCGCTACATGGGCGCCGCCGCATGGGGCGACATGAACCGCGCGACCAATCCTTACTACGGACGCCTGAAAGACGTTCTGGATTTTGCCTCGGGCGGCGCAGTCAAGCTCAATCGCGCCATGGCCAACTGGCAATGCGACCCGTTCGATCATCCTTACAAGACCGCGCTGATCGAACTCCTCGGCGAACCCCTGAGGCCCGATCAGTTGTGGAATCCGGACGCGGTGCTGCGTGTCGAGGATATCAAGCATCGGCCGGACACCCAGGACCGCCTCGACAAGGCGGCGGCGACGCAGCTGGTGTTCGAGGATGCGCTGATTCATGTCATCGACTATTTCATTCGCCAGACCCTGCAGCTGCACCCCTAGCTGGTTCGCCACGGCGCGCGCAAATCCGCTGCAATCGTTCGCATGAGCATCGAAACAGGCCTCGCACGTTTCTTTCACTCGATCTGCGATGTGATGGCCGCTCGCGCCATGGTCGTCCATTACCAGCGTTCCTGCGCCGGGATGATCGATATGCGGGAACGGTGCCTGTCCCATCACGCCGGCAAGCTCGGCCTCGGTATAGGCCGGATCCCAATGCACGTTGTTGGGGACATGGCAATGGCCGTAATGCCCGCCCAAGCCGTCCCAATTCTGTTGGTTCCGATTGTGGTCGCCCGGGTCTTGCCCGTTAACGGCAGGCTTGGGCGGTCCGTTCGGCCAAACCGAGGGGACCTGATGCTCGGCCTCGATCCAGCGGCAGAGGCGCGCCAGGTTCTGCAGGCTCGCTGCGCTCTTCGGGCGGCCCGCGAAACCGACCAGCTCGATCTGCACCGCTGAGCTGCGATTGGTTTCCGTCGTCCCCGTGGGGTGCCTGAGGGCGCTCGCCGCCTCTTCGGTATCGACATGCTGATAAATCGTCATGTCGTCGACCGTGAAATGCGGGATGTTCCTGCTGTTGCGATATTCAAGAAACGCTCCATCGGCACTCGAGCCCTCGGTCGTGTGATGTACGATCTTGAAGGGATGCCCACCGCTATAGCCGCCCGGCGAACCGTCAAACGGCTTCCAAACTGCAAAAGGACATTTCGCCATCACCGTCTCCCTTATAAATTCCGAGCCCGCCATGAACTTATGGCCGAGGCCAATATCCCACAAATCGGCGCGAGGCATGTGTGAGCCAGCTCACATGACCGTCGGCGTGATTTCTCTGGATAATTGTACCCCGTTCGCTCCGCACGCCCAGCTAACTTCCCGGCGTTCTCTCCGCCAGAAATACATGACCCTGATAAATCAATAGCGCCCGCTGATCGGCCAAGCGCACGAGACTGTATCCATGGCTCTCGCAGCTCACGTCGAGAATATTGAGCGGACCCGTCGCCCCGAGTTCCGGAAGCTGTACACGAAATTCGCGGGCAATCCCTTCGAGCGTGTCCTGCGAAATTTGGAACTGCGGCGATGTGCAGATTGCACCGCCGGGGATGCTCGTCCGGTCTGTCAGCATCAGGCTCGTTCCCAATAAAGCCTGAACTTGTGCACTGCTGAGCGCGCTGACGGCGGCGGCGCCCAGGTCTCGCTCGAGTACCCAGGTGCCCCGCCATTCTTGCGGCGGAAGGTCAGCCGCAGAAGCGGCCGCGCCAGGCCCACCGCAAACCAGGACGCCCCAAAGTGCCAGGATTAGATATACATAGGATCGGGTCATGCATCGAGGGCAAGATAAAGATCCCTTTCGCGCTGCCGCCGGTTCAGGAGGCCCTGGACGACCTGGAGTTGGCCATTGACATGTGCCTTATCCCATAACAGGAACGCGTCGGCCGCTGCCGAAGGATTAGCCGCGCGATGCTGTCGCAGCACGGAAGAAGTTCGAAAATTGCCCGATCCGATATTGAAACACAGTGACACCATCGCGGCGAATTGATTGTCGTCGGTTGGAACATCTGAGGTTAGCGCCTCCACCGAGGCCTCAGCGTCAGCGAGATCCGCCTTGAGGATTTCGACTGCCTCTCGATCAGTGATTGTCATACCCGGCTGCACGCCCGAAACGTGTCCATAGCCTACAGTCCAATTGCCGGCGATATCCTGGTAGGCTTGCAAACGCAGCCCTTCGGAGGATGCTATGAGTCCGATCCCAGCCTCATTGATCGCCCGCCGCCCTATCTCATTCCGAGAGGCGATCTCTTCGCCCAAATCGGATTCTAACTTTACTCGGGTCCGGCGCCGGCGCGGGTTTTTCGCAACGGGACTGGAACGCGCCGGCTTACCGGCATGTTCGACAACGTGACGCCGCTGCCTACCTGCTTTCGCGGGCGCCACCGCTCGCGGTATCATAATTTCGCTCGGCACAATGGACTTGTCTTCAGTCATCGCTGTCAAAGTCGTTGTTGCGGGCTCGGCCGCAGAAAATTGCGGTAACATCTCAGCGCGCCGCCGTCTCAACCATGAGGCAATACCTGCTTTTGCCGTCGGCGTTCCAATTTCCATCGAAAATACACTCATCAGTTCGCGATATGCGGTAACTATTTCCCAGCGAGAGCTTGTCGCATCACTGCCTGCAAACCGCTCGTCCCACGATGGATTCCAGTCCGGACCCCAATTCTCCTTAAGAACGTCGATATCTGCTCTTAACCGCGCATCGCTTCCGACCCGATGATAGGTGCTGAAACAGCAGGCGGCGAAGGATTGATAGCGTTGAAATAAATCTTTTGAAAACAATGGGCCATAGATATTGAATAGTCTGTCCAAATCCCGTTTGCCGTCCACAACTTTAAGCGGTTCTAGCGTCTTCCAACTGCCGACAGACAAAAAAAGCAAAGTAAGTCGTCGAGGAGAGGAACAGTCTTTTCATAGACTTCCAATCTCTTTTTTATCAGCTCTTGATTTGTCGTTCTGCGAATGTCCAGGCGGAGACCAAAATACCCTACCCCGAGCCCGAGCAAACTGGTGAGGAGAGGAGCTACCACTGCCCCCAACCACCAAGGTGGCGGCGGATTCGGGGATAGGCCTCCTCCACCCGGAGTTTCTGCTCCTAAAGCGGAAAAGACTGTGCCCGGCCCGACACAAACGAGGATGCCGCAGAGCGCCAAAATTAAGTATGCATATGATCTGCTCATGCAGCCGGGGCGAGGTAAAGATCCCTTTCACGCTCCCGCCGGTTCAGGAGGCCCTGGACGACTTGGAGTACGCCGTTGACATGTGCCTTGTCCCACAAGAGAAACGCCTTCGCCGCTGCCGCAGGATCACCCCCGAGATGCAGTCTCAGCACGGAAGAAGTCCGAAAATTACCCCACCCGATATTGAAACACAGCGACACCATCGCAGCGAACTGATTGTCGTCGGTTGCGACCGATGATGTTGCCCTATCGACAGCGGCTTCTGCTTGGCCGAGGTCTTCGCGCAGGAAGGCCCGCGCCTGATCCTCGGTGATGGTCATCCCCGGTTCGACGCCTCCGATGTGGCCGTATCCGATCGTCCAAATGCCTGCCACATCCTGATAGGCATCCAGCCTGAGGCCTTCGGAGGAGGCGATAAGATCCAAGCCTGGGCTGTTGATTTGTCGTGCCATGGGCTACTCCTCAATTCCGTTCGTGCCCATTCGCTTAGTTTTTCACCGGGCCGGGCGCTACCGGTGTTTCGAGTTCTCTTAAACTGCCGTTGAGACCGGCAGGTGTGAGGTGGTTCACACGTCGACAATTTTTTGGTACGGGAGAAAATGGGTGAAGCCTTTTTTGGTTCATGAGGCGAACCGCTCCCAACAGCCGGCCCGGGCTCGCTTTTTTAGCGTATCACGTCGGACGAATACCGGTCGCGTCTGTCAACTGCCCGGTAATAAAGACTTTGCCTTGGCAGATCATCGTAGACCCAGGAGGCAAAGCTCCCCCGGCCGGCACAATTACGGCGTGTTTTGCCGGGGGATTTTGATCCATATCGAAGGTCAAGACGGTTTGACCGCCGTCATTACCGATAGCAATGAGCGGTCCCAGTTGATCTTCATTCTGATCAACGATAGTATTCAAATTAATAAGTGACTCGCT